GCCGGTATTGACCGCCTGGAGCCACATATTAAACAGTTTCTCCTTGTGCTCCTCGGTGATCTGCTTGAACCTGAAGGTCGGGTACTGCCCCCCCGTCACCTCGTAGTTCATGTCGATCAGCTCCTTGATCACCTGCTCGTTGATGGTGGTCTCCACGTCCTTCCTCAACTGGCCTATGATGTTCAGGAACGTCTCGAACTCCGTCCTGGAGCGCGCGAAGCTGCCCGTGGCCTGCTCGGCGGACAACCCCATGAGGCCAGGCATCAGAATAGCGATCCGGATGTGCGTGTCGTGCAAGTTGATCGCGGGGATGTAGGCCTCGGAGGTCCGGGGCGATGGGTAGTGGAACTTAAGCTCGATCTTCTTGTCGTGGAGCAGGCCCGACCTGTTTTGCACGTTCTTGACGAAATTCTCCAGGTTCGTCCGCTGCGTCGCCGTTATCGTGCCCTCGTGGGAGATGTCCGTCACCGGCTCACCGAACCGCTCCAGGGCTATCGACATATACTTCAGCTCGGTATCTTTTTGCCACCATGGCCTATAAGCGGCCCGCAGATCGCTCTCGCCGTACGGATTGTCGAAAGTCTGGTTGTAGACGTAGCGCACGAACTTCGCCTTCGGCAGCCTCCTCTGGTTCTGCAAAATCCCGTCGTCCAGGAGGTTCCCGTAGCTGTCCGTCTCGAAGTCGATCCCCTCCGGCCTGCGGAACTTTAGCGCCTTCAGCCCGACCTTGCCGGCGAACTTGCCGTAGTCGATCAGGTGGAAAACTTTTTCCCCGCACGCAAAGCCGTACGGGAGCGCCGTCATCATCTCCTTGAGCTTAGAGTCGAAGTGGCCCTCCGTCTCGGCGAAGTTCCACTCCGTGAAGTCCTTCTGCTCTTCCCCGATTTCATGCTCCTCCTTGGGAAGTTCCGGGGCCTGGACCTCGTATCCGCTGGACAAGACGGCGTGGACCTTGGCGGCCAGTGCGGCCTTCACCTGCTCGTCGAAGGACATCTTGCGGTAGATGGTGAGGCCCTTCTTGGTGACCAGTTCGTCGGGGTTGTAGGCGGTGATCCTCCCCCAGAACGTGCTCATCACGCTCGATATCTCGCCCTTGGGGAACGAATCGGGCTTCGCCTTCGGGGTTACTTCGGCGTAGGTCTTCGGGGATTGTGATCGGGGCTTCGCTATTCTCATGTTCTGTTTGTCATGACGGTTTGGCCCCTTCTGTGATTATTGGATCGTAAATCAAGGTGGGGAAAGTGTCAAGGGAAAATCCAGGTAAGCTATTTTATGAAATGCGTCGTGACGCAATATCTGATACTAAACCCGGCTCTCCGGCATTCGATGTAGTTGGGGACGGCCAGGGCCAAAGCAATACCGATGAGAAGGCCAGTTAAGACTATGAGGAAAAGTTCGCGCATCTCACTTCTGGAGCCACTTCTCTATCTCCGCCGCCGCCTCGGGCCGCTTCTCCCTGAACGCCTCGGCAAGGGGAACTTGGAGGCATTCAGCGCACGTCGCCATGACCCATGAGTGGTGCGGGACGCCTATCAGGCCCATCTCCACAAGGATCTTGCGCCCGCACTTGTGGCAGGCGGTCGTTTGGTAAGTGTAGTCCATGTCCAGCATGTTCATTTTACCTCGCTAGCGGACTCTAATGCCGCGATCTTCTCCGTCCATGCGTTCACGGCGTTGACTTTAGAGGGTAAGAATCGGTCCCTCGCCAAGTCGTAGATTTTTCCGTCGTCCCCCAGGACAAACGTAGAGTAGATACCGAAACGGGGACTGTCCATCGTTTATTCTCGCTTATCCAGGATTCCTGCGATCTCCGCTAAAATTTCCTCTATCAGCTTGTCGTCATAAGCCAAAAACCCATCCGCGCTATATCTCGGCAGACGCAAAGTCACCGCGATTTTGACCAACAATTCCCACGCATTCATCTTAGCCATGTTCTCCCTCACCAATCCGGCTGGTCATAGGAGCCGTAGGATTGAACGAGTTCCTCGGACGCCGACCACGAGCCAGAAACTAATTCGTTATAGGCTCCCGATAGCGCGTCGCATTGGTCCATGACCTTCGACGGCACTTGTTCTATCTCGTCCAGGAACTTGCCGTTCCACGAACCCTGTACGAGCCGGATGTTCCCGGCACCAGCTTGATTCGCCACAGGAAGAGCGCGCGCCGTCTTCGGCCCGGTGGGGTGCTTACCCTGCACGACGAACTCTGGCATCGACTTGACGTAGTCGTCTATCACCGTCTTGCCGCTCGACCCGCCCTCCTGCTCGATGAAGATGGGGATATCCGGCCCATCCACGGCCGCCGTCTGCTTCACCAACTTCTTGACCTCGGCGGGAGCCAAGCGGTCGCGCCTCACATCGGCCACGTAATAAATCCCGCTGCCATCCGTCCCTAGCTTGAGGCCGACGGTCCAGCTCGGGTTGCCGCCCGCGTCCTCTGGGGTGGCAGCCAAGTCCCAGAAGCGGACCCACCAGCAAGAGGCCGGGGCCACTGGGACTATCTTGAAATCCACCCTCTTGAACATCTTGCCCGGCGGCTTGGCGTCCCAGTCACCGTCCAGGAGCGCCTGCAGGAGGTGCGGCTCCATGTTGCCCAGGCTCTGGATGTACGAGGCGCGGTCGATATATGGGTTATCGTCCAGCTTCGCCGGAATGAACCGCCGCTCATACTCCATCATCTGCCCTGCTATCTTCTCCCTGACGGTCTTATTGCCATAGAGCACGAACCGCTGCTTGACGAACGGCGCGCCGACGCCGATCGGGTTACTAGCGGACCGCATACGAAGCGGCACGGGCATCCCCTCCGGCTTGCGCAGACTACGGAAGAGGAAGCGATATTCAGACTCTAGGAATTCCGTCAATTCATCCACGCCGATGAACTGAACCTGGCCGCCGAACTTCTTCTGCTGGCCCTTCACCCCAGCCTCATAATGGGCAAAGTCAACCGTGGCGGGCTTGCCCCCGGTCGGAAAGGTCCACCGCTTCAGCGAGCCATTCCACTCAGCGTCCGTCCCCGTCAGCCATTCCTTGGCGATATCGACGAGGCCCCCGGCGGCGGTCAACTCTGGGGAGCTACGCCTGATGAGCAGCGCGGAATATCCGGGCACGTCGACGTACTGGAGCGCGGCCATCAAGAGGGCGTAGGTTTTGCCCGGCCCGGCTCCGCCGCCAAAAAAGGCCTCGAAGCAGTCCAGACAGAGGAACGCCTCCTGCTTTTCCGTCCGCGTCTCCGGGATGTATTTCGTGAGCTTAGGCTTTGGCAGGATCTGGGAGAGCAAATCGCCCAACGATTTCCTCTGGGACAAGTCCTGCCTCCGCAAATGCTCCGATAAGGCGCGCAAGTCTATCCGGGTCATAGATGTCTATCGTCTCCCGCTTCAGGGTCGCCAGGGGCTTGGGTTTCACTATCTCCCCATTGCTCAATTCCCTTCCGTCGCCCCATTCGTTGGCGAACCGGTGCTGCATGATCCACGCTAGGGCGGGCCACTGGGGCTGAGCGTAGGTCTTCGTCACCTCCTCTGTGCCGTCCTTCCTCGTGACGATCTTCTCGCTCACCACTGCCCCGCCCAGGCCCGTCTTTTGTATGCTCGCGAGGCCCCTCACCTCCAGGCTGCCTAAAGCCTCGTTAACATCCTGGAAAAACTGGAAATACTCGTCGTTCTCGTCGATGGTCTGCGACCCCTCGATGATCCAATCCCGCAGGCAATCATATGAGATCCGCGCGTAGCGAGCCACGGCCTTGTAGCTCGCCCCGGTTTTTAGGGCCTCGATGATCTTCTGCCGCCGCTCCGGGGTGAACTTGCTCGGCCTGCCCCCGGCGTGCTTCTCGGGCTTCAGTTCCCCCGCCCCGTTGCCTTTCGCCCGCTTGGCAACTTTCTTTGTCGTTTCTTTCTTTCCCATGTCAATTCAACGACTTGACTTTATGTGCCACGTGGAACGTCGCCGCGTTTTGCGCAGGTGCACTGCTCCTGCCACCTCATATAATCCGGTACATACGGATTAAATTTCATCGGCATCACCCCCCTCCCGCCGCTCCGCAAGACTCATCGCCTGGACGCCCTTCGCATACCGCCTCGGGTTCCCGCACATCCAAGCTGTAGATCCCCACTTCCCGAGGACCGTTGGAAGGATTCATGGGCGTATGATAATCCCGCACCGCCCGCTGACAACCTCCCTGCGGAAGCGACGCCAAGCCCTACCGCGCATATTATCGAATCGTTTTCGCTTTTCCTTTTCGCTCTTCACGCTTCACTTCGTTCGGATTATAAAGGCGGAATGTCCCATGATTACCCCCATGCGGCGATGACGGGCGCGACTGGCCGACACCGAAATCCCCGGCCCAAGCGTGTGCCTGAATGACCCTATCGCCCCGTATTAGGGCTGGGTTGTAATGATTTACGAGTCGAGCAGTCCAGCCGACTGGAAACCTCAAGCGCACGATCTGGCGCGGAGACTTTACCATGCCGCTGTTTTGCCCCATGGTATAATCAATTTCCACCGGCGTAGATATTCGGGCGAGTACCGGATTTTGTTCGTCGCCTATGACTCGTATGGCACGGAGTTTCTTG